ATCAGTTCAGTTGGGAAGGCGGACCCGGGGGTCCGGAGTTCATGGGGGTCGGCGCAGATGACTGAGGGGATGGAGGAGCGGGATTATTCGAGGCCCCCTGCGGGCCTTGGGCGTTGGGGTCCGGACCCCCGCCGGGTGCGGTGGAAGCGCCGGGCTGCATCCCATTTTGCGCCAAGATCGAAGGCATCCCCGAGGTGACCGCGTCCTCGATGCCGATGCTGTCGTCCATCCGGGAGATCGCTTGTTTCGCCATGAAGATCGGCGTGATCCCCGGTATCTGCATGAGGATGGGGGCCAATCTCTCGAAGTTCTGAAGCTCGCGCGCCTGATCGGGACGGCCCGACGAGCCGGCTTCGATGTCGAGGACGAGATTTCTAGCGACATCGCCCTTGGTCAAGGACGGCCAGATCGCACCGGGGCCGACAATCTCCTTCACGGTTTCTTCCGAGACGTTGAGAAGAAGTATTTGGCCTGCGGCCTGAGCGATGGCGGAGAGGGTGTCGTCGATGTCGTCGATCTCAGAACCCGTTGCAGTAGCTCTTGCCTGCGAGGCGATATTGCTTTCGGTGGCGGTGGCTCCAGAAGTTGGGCCAAGGTCGGCGGACTGGTCGCCGACAACACGAAGGAGGTCTTGGAAGGTTTCCTGGGTGGTGTAGATGTTCGGGTCAACCGGCACCCCCTTGATCCCCTGTAAGACTTGATTGATGTCCTGCCCTGGCTGGAGCCCACTCACCGCGACGAGAGCGTTGAAGGGCGGGTTGCGGAGGACTTCGATGTCCTCCTCGGAGAGGGTGCCCTCGGCGTAGGCGGTCTTCGGGCGGTTGGCGAAGCGATGTTCGCGAAGCCCTTGTCTCGCGCGGTTCAACTCCAGCTGCATCGAACGGATGAGGGTGACATCGCTCGGCGGGAAGACTTTTCCCTCGGTTTCGTTGAAGGCAACAAGGAACCACGGCCAAAAAGCGTCGGTGTAATACTCGGGAGCCGCCGGCTCGCGAAGGAAGTCGGCGTAGCCGTCGCAGACGACGTAAACGAGGCCGTCCTGCTTGTTGTAGGCTTCCCAGACCAGCATCTTGGCGGGATTGTTCTTGTCGCCGGTGGTGGCTCCCCTCAACTCCTCGACCTGCCCGAAGTCGGTCGCGCCGTCGATGGTGCGGTAGGCGGTGGCGGCGTCGCCGACATCGATGCCGTAGGTTTGCTGGATTTCCTCCGCCGTCAGGCAGTACTCCTCGGCCGCCCAGTTGCAGCCGAGGAAATTCCGGAGCGCCGAACAGTTCTTGTCGGGGATGATCGCGGTGCTTTTCGGCCAGCTGAACATCAGGCCCTCGCGCACGACGATATCGGTCTTGCCGGAAAGCTCCGCGATGATAAGGCGCATCTGCTCGGCTTCGGGCGCGTCTTGCCGGGTCTCGTTGTCGGCGATGTCGGCCGACACCCTTTCGATCACCGCCAGCTGCTGCTCGGCGTCGGCCAGCTGACTGTCGAGGTCGGGCGACCGCGCCATCACCCGCTGGAAACCGACCCTGACCCAGCCGACGCCCGAGGTGGTGGCGCGCCTGACCGTCATTTTCATGCGCGACTTGAAGCTCTGCTGTTGCTGGGAGACCTCGTACTGGTAGAGGATTTCCAGCGTCCGGGCGATGCGGCCGACCTGATCGATCTGCGCTTTGACGCCGCGCGCATCTTCGAGAATGGCTTGCGCTTGCGTCACCTCGTCGGGCGAAGGCCCCTGCGGAAGACCTATACCGGCTTGTCCAGCTGCGCCTTGCAGCATCGCCATGAGGCCGCCGGGTCCGGGGCTGGCCGAACCCGGCGGACCCCCGCCGTTCGGCGGCATGCCTGCCTCGGGGGAGGGTTCAGGCGGGCCGCCCGGCGTTCCGGGCCGGGAAGGGCCAGCACCGGGCGGCCCTGACGGCATCGGGCCGGGTGACCCGCCGCCGTTTAGTCCCGGAGCGTCCGGCGGCAAGCCCGCCGGCGGGTTCTGCCACGAGTACTCCGGTTGTCCGGTCAAGGTCGCCAGTGGCGAAGCGCCGCCGGGAGCGCCGGCAGCGCCCATGCCCAGCTGCGAAGCCGCCATGCCGAGGCCCGCGCCCAAGACCAGTTTTTGCATCTGCTGCTGGGCGGCCTGCGCCTTGGCGAGAACGTCCTGCGCCTCTTTGAAAGTCTGAGCCGTGCCGTCCCAGACGGTGGCGTAAAGTTTCGGACGCGGCTTGGCGATGGCTTTTGGATTTTTGGCATAGAGAGCCGCGACCCGCTGCTTCACATGACGAAGCGTCACGTTCGCCACATACCTGTCGTCGAACTGGTCGTTGAAGGTCGCCGCCTTGGTCTCTTCGTTCCATTGGCTGCCGGCGCAGAACTTTTGATCCTTGACCATCTGCCTGAAGGCAGGCCCCCAGAACGTGCGGGCGGCCTTGATGTCGTCGATCCACTTGGTGACGAGTTGCTTTCTGGCCTCGTCGGGCTCGGGGGCCTTGCGGTCGACGATCTTCCCGCCGGGAGCAGCTGCGGCGGACCCCGGCGGAAGGCCGTAAGGGTCTTCCGCCGGCAGCCCGAGAGGCGGCATCGATGCGCCGAACGGGCCGGGAGGAACAGGTCCGCCGATGCTCATCACCAACCTCCCGGAAGGCCAGGACGCTTGTTCGCCCGTCCGGCTTCCTGCTTGACCCAACCGAGCGTGCCTTCCTTCGGACCCGCGAAGGCAGGCTTCGGTTTCTTGTTAGGAACATGAATACCGAGGCCCATTCCGACCCACGCCAGGGCATCGCAGAAATCGTCGTGGGTGCCGAACGGGAATTTGAGCAATTCGTCGCGCGCCTCGGCCCACCACGGCGCAAAACTAGGGAAAAACACCATCCGCATCGCCATCCGGCCGGAAATGGCCTGCGCGCGGGTCTTTTTGTCGTGCGTAGGTGTAACCTCGATCACGGAGCAGAAAGTCGACCTTTCGAGCATTCTTTTTCGCAAAAACGGGCCGATAGATTTTGATATATGTCCTTTTTCCGCCCACCAGTACTGCGGCTTGAATTTTGCCATGAGGTCGATCATACGCTCGACTGTGTAGTCGGTGGTGAACCTTCCCCAGATCAATTCCGGCATCACCCATATATTATTCTCCCGGTCGAGGCCGATAATCATCAAACAGGTCTTATCCCTGTCTTGCGCCGTCGAAACGGCATGGTCCGAGGCCGCATAGAAGCGAAGGTCTTCCGGTTTCGGCATCTCGGACTTCGAATAAGTCATGACGCAGTCGCCGGGGAAGAAATTCCCCTTGTCGGGGGTCGGCGAGCCTTGATAGAGCGCCTGGAAGCCGCGCGGATCGCCTTCGCGCAGGTCTTCGAGGTGCTCGACCGGGAAACGCTCCGGCCAGAGAGCCTCGCCGGGCTTCCTTCCTATCGGATCGTTGTCGCGAGCCAGCGCCGGGAGGTCGATGATCGACCATTTCTTGGCTTCGGTGAGGACGTAAGACGGATTTGTCTTATCCGTAAGCCGTCCGACGAGATCGTCCTCGTGCCAGCGGGTCTGGATGATGATTATCCAGCCTTTCGAGGTGACGAGCCGCGATCTCATGACTTGCGTGTACCAAGTCCAGACTTTTTGACGAACTGTAGGACTGTCGGCCTCGGTTCGGTCCTTGATCGGGTCATCGAGGATAAGGCCGATAGCCCCACGGCCTGTAATCGAGCCTCCACGGCCCGTGAAGAACACTTTTCCACCCGTTTCGACCTCGATGCGGTCGACCGAGGCAGTGACGATGCTGAGGTCAGGGAAAATCTGCCGGAAAACCGGGTCTTCGAGGGTGCTTTTGACTTCACGGCCGAAATCCCAGCTGAATTTCTCGTTGTAGCAAGCGGAAATGATGCTCTCGCGGGGGTGTCTTCCCAAAAACCAAGGCGGAAACAGCCGCGAAGCCAGCTCCGACTTGCCGTGACGGGGCGGGCAATTGATGATCAAGCGTCTGAGCCGGCCGGCTTCGACCTCCTCAAGGGCCGCTGCGATAACCTCATGGTGGATTGCCGGTTTGTAGAGCGAGAAATCGGCATCGTCGGGGTGCTCCGGGTCCGGATGCATCGCCCGGGCGAAGCCGATCAACGAGTTTTTGGCATCGATGCTGGCTTTCCGCCTCTTCAAGGCTTGGAAGTAGCGGATTTCATCTGCCGAAAGCGTGCTCACCGTGCCCGCAGCCTCGTACCGTTGCAATCCGGGCAAACGACGAAATGCCAGCCGTCGTCAGAAGGCTTTTTTGCCTCGGCTGCGAGCCAGAGCGTGTGAAAAGGCTCTTCCGGATCATCTTTCGCGACAGGCACGATGCCTGTGCCTTCGCACTGGCCGAGGCACATGGTTTCCGGGTTCGGCCACGGGATGCCAAGCGCCTCGTAGCGGTTGAAAACATTCACGCGACGGCGATCCCGTTCGAGTTGACCGTGGTGGTCTTGCCGGCGACCGTCGCCGTCACGGCGCAGGAGACGGTTTTGCCGCTGTCGGCAGCCACCAAGAGGTAAGTTTGCGCCGTCGCACCGGCTATGGCGACGCCATTCCTGAGCCACTGAAACGTGTAAGTCGGCGACTGTATCCATGTGCCGACAGTGACGGCGAGGGTCTGTCCGACAGTCCCGGTGCCGGACGCCACCGGCGGCGTGATGTTGATCGGGATGCCGGCTTCATAAGCCTGATCGACGACCGCGAGATAAGGCTTCATCGCCCGCGTCACGATCCGTTGATGGGCCTGGATGAAAGTCACTTCCGGCAAGGTCAAGGCCATCGCTATCTCCTCAGATTTTTCCCATGTCCCGACTTATGGACAAGACCACGAACACCACGGCGGCACAGACAAGGACGGCAGCGACCGCCAGGGCGACGAGACCGGCCATCTCAACGCCCCCACGGGAAGCCCGAGAGGACGACGATCAGGGCGATGCTCCAAACGGCAAAGAGAGTGGCGGTGAACTCGCGTGTGATGACCGCCCAGACGAAGCTCAGGATCAAGAAAACCAGAGCGAAGATATGGACGAGAAAATCGGCTCCCATCATAGCCTCCCGGTCAAGAGCAAGATGAGGAGGACGAAGACGATGATGCCGAAAATCCCCGAGGGGTAATAGCCCCAGTTCTGGGCGTAGGGCCATGTCGGCAAGACCCCGATGAGCAGGATGACGACGACGATGATCAGGAGCAGCGATATCGACATCTCACGATCCTCTGCGCGGGACCGGCATCGGCACCGGCTGGGCTTGACGCTGCTCGATGATCACGCGGGCTACAGGCAGGCTCGGATCGACGCGACGCTCGGGGACCGACTGGATGACGATGCAGCCAGCCAGCATCAGACACATCCCGAGGGCCAGCGCCGCCATCAGCTTTTCGCCATGTACGCATCTTCTGCTAAGATACCGCAGCGGGTCCGGCGTTGTCGCGCCGGCCCGCCACTTGACACCATCGCTCGTAGGAGGAGCAGATGCCCAAATCCACTCATAACACGCCCCCATCGCGTTTGCGGCACGGAGGAGCGCGAAAAGGACAAGTCACGCGCCTCTGGTGCATCTGGAACCATATGCGCCAACGCTGCTCCAACCCCAAAAACCGTGCTTGGAAAAACTACGGCGGTCGGGGCATTGCCGTTTGCCCCGAATGGCAAGGCTC